CGATTAATATTTAATGTGTATACTTCCGTATTATTGTTTATAGAACCCGTCGAATTTGACGGGGTTAGATTATCCGTGTCGAATTCGAGGCGTTTGAAATTAAAAACCACCCAGTGACATGTATGGGTGGTTAAAAGTAAACGGTGCAGTCAGCTTCTCACTGCTAAACGCAAGCAAGTCCTCTGCACATAATAAAACATACATTAGTATGCCAGCGTTAAACACTGTTTCCTCATTAATATTATAACATAAAAAAAGAGGGTAGTCATAGCGACTACCCTTGTATAATGACGTGGTGATTTAATTATATCATTTCCAGTCTATTTTACCCCAGTATTTTTCGTTTTTAATTTTTTGTTGTTTGTCTGTAATTTTACAAACGGCGCAGTAGAAATGTTTGTTACTTGAGCCTGGCTGAACATATTTAAATCTAATCCACCAATACCCATCCTTTTTAATTACTTGGTCAAAAGGAACATAATTCCCTTTATATAACCACGAACCACTTTCAACTACAGTGCCTTTAAGTCCAGGCGACTTACGTACTTTAATAGTGCTGTTAGCAGTGAATTTCCCTGCCCAATTCCACGTTGTTTTAGCTTTAGATGGTTTACTCTTAGGTGCATTGATTTGTCTACCGTTAATAGCTTCTGCAAGTCGTTTAGTAAACTCATTGACGTTCTTAGTGATGTAGTCCATGTCTTTTTTACTAGTGATGAAGCCTAACTCTATTAATCTGTAATTTAAATTGAGTTGTCCTGTAACGTTAGCGTTTAATAAATCGTTTCTAGGTGTTACACCTCTAATTTTACCAACCGTCTTACCTAATACACTGGATAACGCTTTGTCGATATCATCAGCAGGGTATCTATCGCTAACAATAACGTGCCCTCCACTTGCTTGAGGACTTGCAGCGTCTAAATGGAATTCTACAATGACATCAGGCTTAACATTCTTTTTAACCCAATATAAACCATAGTCAGAATAATTACCTACACGTTGTCCGTATAGTGTGTCTTGATATAAATCTTGGTTCATTGATTTACCACCATATAACACAACTGTATTTCCTACACTTTCAAGATGTTTCTTTATTCTAGGTATGATTTCTTTTCTATTGAAGTCACGCTCATTATATCCGTTTGCTACGGCACCTGGATCGTTTGAATAAGCGCCTTTACCATGACCTGCAACAAGTAAGATTTTCTTACCTTTCTTAGCTTTCGCTTTCTTAACAGGCTTAGTTTTGCTTTTAACTTTGTTCTTAGTCGTTTCTTTAGCGTAGAAAGGTCTAATAAACCACATAGGGAAGTCGTAACCATGTGTACGTCTTGTAGTAACTTCAGGTGGCGTCCAATACGCACCCCCAAGCCAATTTTGCTCAAGTATCGTTATAGAGTTAGATGTAGCAGAAATGACGATACCAACATGACCGTAACCCTCACCATAATTTCTATTGAATATCACGACATCTCCAGGCTTAGCTAAAAATGATAGTGTATTCTCATAAACAGTAGCTTCTCCTGTAAAGTTGTTCCATGTCGGAATGTCTGCAGCACCCACACCTTTTAAAGTATGACCGAATAAATAAAGCCAATATTGGTTAGCTACGTCGAAACATTGAAAACCATAAGCACCGTCAGGGTTTAGTGCTTTGCCCTCTAAACTTTTTAAATATGCAATTGATTGTTTATACGTTCTAACAGATACCATTAGAAATCATCTCCGTTCGTTTGAGGTGCACCACCTGTAGAATCTACTCCAGCTTTAACCTCATTTAACTTTTGTTGTCCTTTTTGCGCTGCGTGAGAGAAGTTGTTATTTTTCCACCAAGACCATAAGGACACTGCACCAGTGATGATAGAGCTGATAGTCACTTCATCTACTGGAATAGGCGAAATATGTTTAGTGGCTAAAAATTGGTTAACCCAAGCTAAGATAAATACTATTGTTCTTACAATTGAACCTACATCTGTTTTCATACTCATATCTCCTTTAAGATAAAATAAAAAGCCAACGCATTGCGTTGACTTAAATTACTTGTTCTCTTTCATTAATTTCTTTTCTTCTATAGGGTGGTCATTGTAAATATATTTCACTTCAATTGAACCTTTAGAAGATTCATCTAACATACCTATTACATCAACATTAGTAGTCATATTGTCTAATTCTTGCAAATGAATAGGATAGTCTAAACTGTCAAATTGAACTGTGGCATTAACTTTAAATTGTTTAGGCAAATCTATTTTTCTGCTATAGCAATCATTTATAAAACTTTGTAAATTAAAAAGTTTTTTGTTTTGTAAATTAAATACATAGCTTTTAAATGCCCATTCTAAGTTACTTTTTAACGTTTCATCAACTTCATTGCCATCGGTAAATATAGCAACTTGTATAGGATCGACTACGCCCTCTGTATATTGTAATAACCAATAGTCAATTGTTTTCTTATTAGATAACCAATCATCTTTCATTATCTTAACTACTTCTTCAGCAATAGGTTTAGCCATTAGTTCAATCCATTGACCTTTTTCTTTGTCGAAAATTTTAGGAATAGCTTTCATTATTCATTACCTCCAGTAGTATCAATCCAAATTTTAGTTGTGTCATTAGGGGCGTTCTCTCCAATAACAAAATTTTCTTCGCTTTCAGTTTGATTCTTAATTAATCCGTTTTTTACACCGTATTCAATCATTTCTTGCCATAAATCATGATTTTGTGTATTGATCAATTGCCTACCAATCACACTCTCTGTTACTTGAATTTTCGCTTTATTGTCGGACGGGAATACATACTTGTTATCCACCCATATTTCTAATGAATACGTGTTTGCAGGGATAATTTGATTGATTACAACATCACACACATAGGCATTGTCATATTGCCTAACTGTAGTGTCGTAGATATATTTGACACCTGTACTGTCAGTGAGAAAAACTTTTGCAGGCAATCCTTCTAATTTTAAGTCTTCGTTGTTATTGTCAGACAAGATGTATCGCATGTGCGATAAGTCACCTTGTTTAATGCGATTGCCGTCTTGTGAGTCATTTAAATTAAGTACATTTATTAGCATTAGAAACCACCTTTTCTAGTTATTAAAGGCTACCCACTCACAGTGAATAGCCTTGTTATCTATATTTATCTCTAATGTAGTACATACCTTTTGCACCTACTTTTTTGTATAAGCTACTAATAGTTGTAGCTTGGAAGTTACACCATTCAATCGCAGTAGCGTATTGCATATGTCCAGGGTTTTTAGGGTTCCAACGCATTCTGTATAATGTGTTTTTACCTTTGTTGAAGAATTGTTTTCTAACGAACTTAGCGCCACCTATAATACCATTACGTGGACTCGTCCACCCTTGACGTCTAGCGTATGCTATAGAAGCGTTAGGGTTGTTGTCGTAAGCTGCAATACCAAAGTAGTTGTAGATACCATAACGTCCACTAGCAAAGTTACTACGGCCGTATCCACTTTCTAAGAAAGCGTGAGCAATTAAGTAGATTTCATTTACATTGTACTTCTTACAACCGTCTGCAAAAGCTTTACCTTGTCCAGATAATGTACCTTTACCTTTAAGTATCTTATTCAACTTACTTACTGGTATACCTTGATATTTTCCTAAATCGAGCATTTGATAGCGTTGAGTTGAACTATTCCATATAGTGTTAGGATTCATATACTTACTTGTTTGTGACCTAGAAGCATTGCCCCAACCCCAACTATAAGATTTTTGAGGCATGCCATGAGCCATTTGTGCATTAAGCGCTTGCTGGAAAGTATATTTACTTTTCTCTACAACTACACGAGGTTTATTTGAAGTTCTGTTTGTCGTTTTTCCTGTCGACTTATCGTTCTGTGAAGGATTGTCGACCGAAGTTTTAGGTTTAATTTTTATCGTTGTCTTTGTAGTTGTTGTAGTAATTGTTTCTGTAAGTAATTTATCTCTTTTCAAATATAAACCGATAATTTTCTTTTCTACTTCTTTATATTTACTTTCATCAGGAATACCGTTTTTGATTAAGTCGTAATTGATTAAGTCTTTCATAGAACGCCATATGTTAGGATCTGCTTTGATTGACGATTCAGAAAGTTTCACCTTACTCCAACTTAGCAACCAAACGCCGTAGATTAACGCTCTGATTTGATTGAGCATGAATTGGCGTTTACTATCCGTTTGTCCTCCGCAAACTTCCATAACAAGCCAACCCGGATGTTCTGGTGCTTCTTCAGAATCAGGTCGAGGCGTCCATACACGCTCACGGTCTATATAAACATGTGGATATTCATCTTCGTTAACATATTTATTACGTTGTAAATACAATTCTTCAACAGAACGCATATGTGTACTCTCTTTGATATATATACCTTTTACCTTCCCTATCAACTTTTGCCCTTCAACCATATAATGATAAATATATTCCAAATCATCGTCTAAATCGTATGCGAATGATGTATAGGAAACTTTGGTAACCTCTTTAGTTATAGGTTTCGTTTGTTCTTTTGTGTTTTTAGGAGTGTTGTCATTAGAGGGTTTAGACGGTGTGTTACTTGATTTAGATGGTTTCTTAGTTTCTGCATGATAAGGAGGTCTGACGAACCCACTTATACCATAGTATGTGTGTTTTTCTAACGAGCCAGGAGAACCGGTATAACCGTTGGAATTTCGCCAATTTTGATCCACACTGGTGAAGTAACTCTTGTTAGATGGACCTACTACAACAGCTGTATGTCCTGTACCATTATTATAGGAACCCTTCCCCCATACAGCCATATCTCCAGGTTTCGGAACAAAATTCCTGGTGTTTCTATAAAATTTAAATCCTCTAGGGTATCTATACCATGCCATAGCTATAGCGTTTCCTGTTGTGAAAAAGCCCCAATATCTTTTAAAAATATAGTTAGGTAAATCCCACAATTTTGTTACGATGACAATCGCTACTTGTCACCTTCTTCATATTTCTATGAATGTTCAGACTATATCATCAACCATTTAGGTTGCTCCCCGTTTCCACTCGCTTGAGTGTACGTCTTTCGACTAGTCGTTGCACGTTCCTATTTATAGGCTTCGCTCATGATTGCCTACAACATAACTTGTTTAGGGTTTCCATGAATTAGAGGAGTTTGCTATGATGATTACTCATCAAAGGTGCTAGATTTAACACTGTGCTCCATAATAACCATCGACATCTAATCTTTTTCCAATTCTACTCTTTGCCCATGCTGCAACTTCCGAAGCAGTAGGTTTTCTTTTTTTAGGGCTAGGTAATCCCATATATCCACCTCATTTCTGGGATAATAAAAAGCCGGCTCGAAAGCCGACTTAATAATCTAATTATTTACATTTGCCAAACCAAAAACATTCCCAAAAACTTGCGCCTAAAAATAATCCGAACATGGTAACTCACCTCCTTTAAACACCGAAAAACATTCTTAATACTGCTACGATTAAAGAACCAGCTATAGTACCAACCAATCCTAAAACCCACATTTTAATGTCTTTGATGTTTTTTTGATTTTCTTTTTTGTTTTGAGATTCTAATTCTCTCTCTCTGTTGATAGAGTCCAAAGTGAAATTCATTTTTTGATTAATCAAATTTTGATTGTGTTGTCCGTCTTTTATCTGTTCCAAAGAGTTGAATATTTTTTCGTCGTTATCTTCCAATCTTTTTATACGTCTTTCGTAATCTCCTCTTTGGCTACTTTCTGTCATATAAACACCTACTTCACTTAAAATAAAAACCACAAGTTATTTAACTTGCGGTTCGTAATCTTTACCTGTAGTTTCTTTGAATTGCTCCGGAGTAATCCAACCAACTCTAACAAACTTTTTGAAAGTTTCGTCAGTGTATAATTTTTTCTTATATAAATCGATTACTACTTTGTCCATATTATGCTTCCCCCAATTTTTGATTTGCTTGTTCTTCAGTTATTAGTGCGATGTTCTGTTTCAAACTCATAACCTCTTCTTGTAAATCGACAACTAAGCTAGTTAATTTAGCTATAGCAATATCTTTGTCATCAACAGGAATTTCCACTTCGGGCAACATCTTTTCTAGCTCATCTTGAGTTTGTCCAACCCATTGTTTACCGTCATAATAGCAAGGTAAGATAATACCTTGAGGAGGTTTGTTCTCAGTCCATTTTTCATCAGGATAAACATATTCATCTTCTTCGTTTTTGTGAACAATAATTGCTTGTCCATTTTTCCATAAATAAACTACTTTCATTTCATCACTCCGTCCATTCATATTGACCGTAAATATAATCTGTATCAGTCCACGCTGATGGATCTACAGTAGCGTCAAAATTCACTGTTCCTGATGTGTTCAACGAAATACGTCCGCTGTTTTTGTTTCTAGGTGCACTTATTGAGAAAAACATTAAGTTTTTGACGAATTCTTTAGGTAAAAGTGCAATAGTCTGTCCATGTTTGATAGTTGTAGCATTAATGCGTAACATTTTCTTAGTAATTCCATTTTGTGTGATTGTTCTGTACGCACTAGTAAATCCGCCTTTGGAAACTAAGTCGTTATGAGGTGACGCACTGTTCACTAGTTGTAAATCAATCCAACCAGTATCTACAACATCTGAACCGACACGTTCCCAACCACTCCAGCTCTTATAAAATCTTTTTTGGTAGATTACAGTTGAATTGTAAGGTTGGTATTGTATTAGAACTGTATCTCCATTTCTTTTATACTTTGTTAACCACCCATTATTATTTGTTCCAGTTGGGTTGTTCAAAGTAAGAACAACATATCTAGTTCCTATCGGTAAAGACATTAATTGTTCGTTATTATCGAAATCTATTTGTAGGTTAGCATCATAAAAATTAGTACCATCATCATTTGTTAATTTAAATTTTTGCCAATCCTTTTCTGTAAACTTACTTTCTACATATTCAGGAGTAGTAAAGCCATCTCTTTCAAGGGTTTCATTAAATGTTTGTAGCTTTTCATCAATTGTTGTGTTAGCTTGATTAACATTTGAATTAAAAGCGTCCACATTGCTTTCGTAAGTTTTTTTGAACGTATCAGAAGCTAAATCATAATCCGTCTTAATAGCGTCACGTTTAGCATCTATTTGTCTTAAAGCTTCTTCTCTCTCTAACTCAATACTTTGGTTAGAGGACATTAATGCGTCTGTAATTGAAACGATAGCGTCTGCTTGAGCTTTGTTTATTTTAATGAGGTATTCTTCAGCTGTTTGCTTAATAGATTCAATCAACGTTTGGGTATCGCCTATATCTTGCTTAAGTTGTTGCACTTTCTTTTCTAATTCCGAACGCAAATCATCAAACATGCGAATATAAGATACTTTAATGTCGCTTTCTATTTGATTGATAAGACTGTCGCGTACCGTGAATTTAAAAGTACCTAACACAACAGTGTCGTCTTTCCCTACGTTATTCACATCATTGAGTGATAAGTAAATTTCACCCAACACTTCAGAATCGACAACGTTTTTCAGAAACCATTGAGGTACCGTAACACCTATTAATCCTTTCATTGGATCAATGAATTCTACGTCTAATACACCCGATGTACTAGGTCGTTTTTCTTCTGTTCCGTTCGCTGCTTTAAAGAAAGCATAACCTTTAACGTTCTTATCGCTGATTAACAAAGGTTTGTTGTCTTTTTGTACTACAAATTGAAATTTAGCAGTGTTTTTATCGAGATTATAAAAACCGATACCTCTATTAGATATCGGTTGTAAATATGGTTCTTCGTTTAAATCAAGTTTACCTACTTTTTCTAATTCCATTATTTAGCACCCCACAATACTAATGCTATTGCACAGCCACGTTCTTCAGTGTATTCAGAAGTTATCTTCATGACTCTGCCTTTACCGTTCACATTATCTTTGTAACCTACACCTGCTCTGCCATTGATATAGTCGCCTGGTATAACGTCTTTTTCAATATTTGTGTAGATTTGACCTAATAATCCGACCACATTCCATTCAGGTCTTTCTGAACGAGATTCGTAACTAATGCTATCGTCGTAATCAGGGTTTTCTACTGGTACATCACGCCATTCAAACGAAACGTTGCCCTCATCATCTACAAATTCAACTTGTTTTCTATTTGTGATAGTTACACCGTATTCGTTTTTGAGAAATCTATCTTTGTGGTGGAACGTTTTTTCATTCGCTACCAATGCAGCAGTTCCAGATATAACGCCAATTGGTGTGTCATTAGGTTGCGCTTTTCTTATCTTATCGCCGTCTAATGTAACGATAGTTCCTAAATCGATTGCTAATCCATTTTGTGACTCAAATAACTCTGCGATATCGGCACTATCTTGTTTAAGTTGACCGGCTAAAGTTAAGTTTCCTGAATAAGTGCTTAAATCAAATTTAATGTTAGATGTAGAAGCATTACCACTAGAACCATATCCAGCGACAACATGATAGTTACCAGGTGACTTAACACGATTACTATTAAGAATTAATTGTGTGTGTCCTGACTTGTCTGTTTCTGAATTTAACGAGTTGATAATACCACTACGTGATCCATAAGATTTGGAGTTAGCACCAGAACCTAATACAAAGCTACGATTACTGTATGCTTTTGAACCACCTGTAGATGCAATCACTGCACTAGCATTAGCTACGCCTGCACTTCCTGTAGACGCTATACTAGCACCACCTTTTCCAACTGTAGGAGGTGTGTCGTATTTTTCGCCGGCTATCCATGCAGGTGTTGAATAATTGTTTGCTGTGATACCACTAATCATAGCGTGGTTATTTGTCAAACGTAATCCTATGCCCGAACCATTACCGTGTAAGTTACAATTAGTTATTTTAGTATCGTATATTTTACTTCCAACACCGATACCGATATTGTTAGATGAATTCCAAATATTGATATTGTTTAAAATAACTCTTGAAGGTCTATTATCTCCGCCAAATAATCTAATATCTACTTCTGCATTTTTAAAGTTACGCACATTAATATTATTAAGCGAGATGTTTTCGGACATGAATTGGATGGCTATTGCTGGTTGTTTTTTATCTAGTTTTCCACCTTCTAATTTTCCAAAATCATCATCACCAATTGCAGTGAAATTATTGACTGATACATTTTTATAAGCACTGATTAATAATGCTCTAGGTGTTGAGCCTGGATACACACCATTGTATTTAGGGTTTAAAGCTAAGCAATTATTTAGCACCACGTCATAAGCAGTCAAACTTTTATTGTCCGTTTTAGCTCTATGATGACCGATGTGTCGAATGTTGTAAGCTCTTGTATCTTCGATTGATACGTGACCGTTAACGAACACACCACTTGCAGCACTTGCATTACTGTGTGCTTTGATTTCTAAACCACCGAAGTTACCTTTGGTTCTGTTGTTTGATAAGAACACATATTGTGAGCCATCGTCAATTTCTATACCGTTGTTATTACTTCCACCTGTTGGTGTATGTGCATAACAATTAGAAATTGTAATGTAACGAGAGTGATGGGTAGTGATACCATCATCTCCGCAACCATATACCTCACAATTATCAATATGAATATGCTTACTTTCTAATGCGTAAGGCACTCTGTTTCCATCGCCTTCGTAGTAATAATTGTCATTTGCATATGTTACATCGATACAGTGTAGTAAAGCGTCATATGATTTAACGTTATAGATATATCCATTAGTTACACCCGCAAATCTAATGTTAGATGAACGAGAGCCACCGGTAGCTTTAAGTGTTTTATTTTGTCTAAACTTATTCCCATTGAACGAAAAACTTTCTAATGAAATGTTTTCAGCTCCACCACTCATTTTTAAGTTAGTGATACCTATGTTCTCTGCTGGTGTTTTATCCATTAGCTTAATAGTAGTAATGTCTTTACCTTGTCCTACCAAACGAGAGTTGTTAGGCATTTTAATACCTGTTGTAAGGTAAGTACCGCCACTCATAGTTACCTGTACATTGCCGTTACCTAATGCGTCTTGAAATGCTTTTGTACTGTCTTTTTGTCCTGTTGGATCTCCTCCGAAATCATCAACATTGACAATACGTTGTATTTTCTTAGTTAAGTCGGCTCTTAGTTCTTCTCTAGCGTTACTTTCTCTTAAAAAGTCGTGATATAGACGTTGGTGTAAAGAATCGAAACTTTGAGCGTCCATTGATGTGTGACTAGCTTTTAATTCGTTATTGCCATCACCGTTATGACCTAACACAAGATGTTCAATAAGTTCATCTTGATAATTTTCATGATTAGATAATACGACATCTTTACCTTTTGTAGTTTTGTGTTTGATTTGATCAGTTGTATGCGCATTTTTTTGAGTGGTTAAATGCTCGTTAAAGCTATCATCACTTTTATTAGTCCAGTATTTTATTTGTTCGAAGTTATTCTCAAGTTGACTTACAAACTTTTGACTAAAGTACGAGTGAAGTTTCGTAATTAAGTTATCTAATTTCAATTTTTTTGACCTCCTTAGCCATAAAAACCATAAAAGTTTTTAATCAATTCGTACATAATGACCTCGTGCCCTTTTTCATTAGGGTGTACCCCGTCAGGCATACTCGATTTTCTGTACGAAGGTATATTGGGTTTGAATTGTGTTGAATGATAAGCGTCATAAACAGGTATATCCAGTTCGTTACAAGCGTCTATTTGAACATCTACATAATCAGCTAAAGTGTGACCTAAATCGTTCTTAGTAGTGTCTTTTCTTACGGTTTTGCCGTCTTTTATATAACATTGTTTAGTAGGTGTCATAACAATTATTTTAGAGTTAGGGTTATTACTCTTGATTTTAGTGATAGCACTATAAAAGGCACCGTAAAACGTTTTAGTATCCGTTTTATCAGTGCCTATATTAATATCATTAGTCCAATCATCATCTGTACCTTGCACAATGATTAAATCAGATTTAATTTTGGTCGCTTGTTCATAAATGCTATTATCTTTGTTTGTGCTCATTGTCGCACCACTAACAGCTAAGTTTGTTGATTTAGCCTTTATCTTCTTAGCTAACATTTGAGTAAAGTTAGTTTTAGCACCAGTACCTTTAGCGACAGAATCTCCAATAGTACCTATTGTTTTAACTTTCCTAATCTTAGACTTAGGTGTAAAGTCGTGAACAATAGTACCGTTTGCAGTTGTAACACTCTTAGCATGCGCGCTTTCTAATCTTCTTTTTATTTCATCGGTTTTCTTCTGCAAATCTTGTGCAGTCTTAGTATTTGCGTTGTTTTGAGCTTGAATCATCCTTAAGTCTTTAGCTGGATCAGATTTGTTAGACTTAATAGCTTTAACATAATTTGCAGCAGTGTTTACTGCTTTCATGTATCTATCTTGTAATCTAAATTCCCCAAGCACTACGTCTTGTTTGATAATCTTGTTGTTAATATCTCGTTGCGTAGTGATTTCGATAATTCTAACAAACTCATTTAAACCTATTAAATCATCAATCACATTCACAATATCCCCAACTCTAGGTACTGCTTCTTTAAAATGTTTTTGCAAAGAAATAAAATCTAGTGTTACAGACGTTTTTAAACTTTCTTGTATAACTAACTCCATAGCTTTTTTGAGTGTATCCCCTTTAGTTATGCGTCCATCTACAACAGGTGGTGCATGGCGTTTGCCTATTAAGTCAGCTAAGGGGTGTGTATACTCATATTGCAAGCTGGCTTCGTTGAAAGTTTGTTGCTCATCAAAGCCACCATAACCTCTGATGTATGTGTAACACTTAGAAGCATCTTCTTGGACTTTTACATTATTAGCATTGACACCTGCTTTAATGTAATAGTTAGCTTTTCTTTGAACAATATCATATAAATGAAATGTCTTTGTTTTGGCGTTATATTCATATTCTAAGTTATATCTTTCCAAACCTTTTTTGAATAATTCTAAATTGGTATCGTGGTTACCTAGATTTTCGAATTTGGAAGATGAAACCTTAGCGTGTAATTCATACTTATAACCGGTATCTTTAAAAACTAAATCAAAGTAGCTTTTTCCTGTAAAACTACCATTATATACTTCGTACACCCTTAAATTGTTTAGGTCGTCTAATTCAACAGGACGCGCTTTGATTGTTAACTTTTCCTTTTGACCTACAGTTGTTTTGTCTAACATAACGATACGGTATTCGTTTAGGTCATCAGCACCACCAACGCCTGTAATCGTCCACATTTTAGTAATAGCCCCTATAGCGTCAAATGTAGCTTTGTTTTCTACCATTTCTATTTCTAAGGAGCCATCTTCATTTAATTTCTCGTTTAATTTTGTTTCTACAGGTAGGGATTGCCCAATGCCCTGTAACGTTTTTAATAATATTGGCAATTAAGCAACCTCCTTACAAGTAATATCTTTTGTGTTTAAACGTGATTTTTTGAAGTTTCTTAGTAGTATGGAAAGTATTCCAACCAGGCATTAACACAGGTTGTTGTTTCGTCTTATTGTAATCATCAATGCGTAAGTTATTACGATATACATGAATGCCGTCAAATTTTATAACATCACCGGCTCTCAATTCTAATCCACTTATTTTCATAATGTCACTATGTGTCATATAGAAGTTGAAACCGTCACTATCTTTTTTGCTAACGTTTTCTCCTAGAACCATTTCTACAACACTATCTTGGTTAAATTGATTTATTTCAGCTGTACCACCGTAATATACATCGCCCACTTTAGTGTCATAGAATGTATATCTACGTTCTTTATGGGATGTGTTGAACGGGTTTTTGTCAGGAATACCCCATTTATTCAAATTACCACTCTCTTTTTCTAAATCTGTACTATACCCAATACTCTCAAAGTATGGTAATTCAATCGTTTCGAAATCTAGTGTGAATTCACCTGACGTTTTAGTAGTATCGAATGACACTTCATTAACTAAGCCAACAAGTATCTGCCTGCCGTCAACATATTCTAGTTCAAAAAATTGTTCCTTAGGTTCGAATATATTCTCGAATTTAATTTCACTTTCAGACGCTGCTAATTCTCTAAGATAAAAATGACCTCTTAGCATAGCTTGTATGTTCGCTTTTAAATGAGAAGCGTAAGCTATCTTTTCTACATCGTACCTAACCGTCATAGATATACTTTTCTTTTCTTCTTTAGTAGCATTATGAAATCTACCGTTAACACGATCGATTTCATCAAACTTTCGGTCATAGCCTGCACCTTTAACATCGTAAGAAACAACTCTCAACGCAGTACCAGTAAAGCGATTGTTACTAATACGCAAACGTCCTTTATTTTTGTATACCTCAACATCATGTAATATCAATTAACAATCACTCCTTTAAAATAATCCGAAACTTGCGTCTTTTGAGTTGGAATCTTCAATGTAAGATTTAATGGCCGGTATATCTGACTCATTACGAACAGTCACGTTAACGATAGGTTTATTGTTCTCTTGCATGCTATGGCGTACGTCTTTGCTCATATGAGCATCGAAAGAGTTTCCTAAACCAGCTAATCCTTCTTCTAAAAAGTCTGGTTTTAAGTCTGCATTGAAGGCATCCATAACTTTTAATGCCGCTAATTTACTTTCTCTTGCAGCTTTTCCTGCATATTCAGAGATACCCATACCTAATCCAGTCATACTATCATTACCTAGTTGTATGAATTTACGAGAAGGAGAATGACTATCCAAAGCACTTTTTGCAGCGTTCAATGCACCTTTTGCAGCGTTCCATGCAGCTGCTGCTAAATCTTTAGCTTTTTGAACGATACCTCTAATCATTCCAGCTATCATATCAACACCTGCTTGAAAGAAACCTCCAATAAAACTTCGAGCTCGATTTAATGCAGTTCTCATGCCATTTCCTACAGCGCCAACCACTCTGAAGAAACCACTAACAACTGCTTGTAAAAATCTACTCATTGCAGAAATGATACTTGAAACCCATTGTGCACCACCAGAAATGATACGACTGAGTGCTTGCATCATTTTTTGAGCAACGGTTGAAACTACACGTGAAAACCAACTTGACACCGTGTTCCAAATTCTAGTAACTGCGCCTGAAATCGCAGACCAAATTTGGTTCCAACTTGTAATATTAGTACCAAGTATTCTGTTTAAAACGTTGAATATGAAGTTAGAAATCTGGTTCCAAATTGATACTAACGTATTCCAAATCGTAGTCATTACATTAGAAATCGTAGTTTGTAAAGTTAGCCAAGCACCAGAAAAATCTCCGGTAAGGAGCTGTATTAATGCAGTAAACAAACCGAAAATCAATTGCGTAGCAGCTTGTAGTATTCCACCTATCGCAGTGAATACTACTGAAATCACAGTCCAAAGAGATTGGAAAGCAGTTACTAAACCATTGATAAGGCTGATGAATAAGAAGCCGAGAACTTGGTTTGCAACTTGCCCTAACATTTGTAAGATAGGGATAATTGGTTGTAATGTTTGTTCGATAGACGCTCTGAACTGATTGAACCAGTTAATCACTGATTTTACAGCGTTCATTATCGTATCTTTAATTGTGTTCCAAGCTTCAATACAAGTTTTTCTGAAATTCTCATTTGTTTTCCACAACCAAACAATAATACCTATTAAAGCAACGATAACGCCTATGATAGCCAATACAGGCCATGAAATCGCACCTATAGCTACACCTAACGCTTGGAATGCACCACTTAACATAGGTAAGATACGCATAATTGTACTAATAGGGCTCATGAGAAGTCTAAATGCGATTTTCACTAGGTTTAACGCGCTTCTAAGTATTTGAGTGTTTCTAGCAAAAGCTAACATTTTACCGATAGCTTGGATTAAACCTACACCGAACACATTAGATAGCATTGTACTTACTGCGATGATTGGTGCTAGTAAAGCCCACAACATACCACCGAGTATCATACCTATACCAACCATTCGAGCTATAGCTGGGTGTGTTTCAAACAACTTAGCTATGAAACCAGCTAATGCTGTTACTACTTTTAATATCACACTTGCTATTGGCGCCATTGCAGTGCCGAATGCAACCAAAACTCTTACGATATTACCGATTAGATCCATAATGACTGGACCATTCTCTTGTACATACTGAACAAACTTTTTAAATCCTTCAGATTTACCAACTTGTTCAGACCATTCTCTAAACTTAGCAGTCATTTTAACTAGCCAATCAAAGATATTAGAGCTGTTTTGAGCAAATGCTTTCATCAAGTTACCAATACCCATGAATACATTGCCAAATATTTGACCTATTTTAGGTAAATTAGTTTTAGTGTATTCAATAAAAGATTTAATAGCATTTTGACCTGCTACACTGTTAGCCCAGTTTTGGAACTTTTTACCTAGATTATCTAATCCTTTAGCAGTCCATAAGAATAGTGGACCTAATTGAGTGAATACATTAATAAGTCCGTCACCAAAGCGTCCTGCAGCACTTAATAATGTGTTGAATGTCTTAACACCTGTTGTATTCATCATGTTAAAGAATTTGCTAGCAGTTTGACTGTTTTGAGCCCATTTTAAGACACTCTGTGACGCTTGTTCCATTCCTTTAGAGATACCTGCTAAGAATGGTTTCATACGCCCTAAAGCTACGTTAACAGTGTCTAAAGCGTTAGATAACGTATTGAAGATTTGTGCTTGGTTTTGCTTGATAATACCTTCCCAAGTTGATTTAACTTGTTCTAAAGACGCTTGGTATCTTCTTGTTTGCGCAGTAGCTTGTAATGTTCCGTCATTCAACATTTTAATTGCACTTACTGCCATAGCGCCAAATGCAAACGCACCACTTGCAGCAATACCAAATGCACCAGCTACACCTAATGCACCACCAGCAACTACACCTAATGCGTTAGCTACTGCCATGATGGCGGGTACTAAACCAGCTATAATAGGAATAAGACCTTGAAAACTAGCGATTAGCACACCTTTGATTTGTTGTCCAAACACAGTACCAAATGTACGAATACGAGTAGCTAATCTATCCATTTTATCGCCATATTCGTCTAATGAATCACTTAATGCTCTAGTTAATACTTGAGCTCTTGTCATTCCCCTTGTATCAAAGTTAACTTTTACCGTTTTATCATGTAAGGTTGCAAGCATAGCTTTAGCACCTAGTACAGAACGTTTTAAGGGATTGTTATTCCCTTTGATGTCTACTTCCTTATCTCTTAACTGTTGTAACTTTTCTCTAACTACTGCAATTGCTCGTTTAACAGGGTTGGCGTTTCCGTCTATATCAACGGTATGTTCTCGCCAACGTTGAGCCATTGCTTTAGCAGTATTTAAGGCTCGTTTAAATTTACTTATGTTGGCGTCGACTTGTGTTTCGATTTCATCGGGTATTTCAGTTTTTGCCATACGTTGAGCTTTTCTGATATTCCGTTGGAAATCTGTAATGATCGCCGATATACGAGCCATAAAGTTTTTATTCATGGCTAACCTCCTTTTTGACTAGTATTGCGTAATGAATTCATAAAGCGTCGTGTACCTTGTTTCTGAACATTTCTAATGCGTTTGTTATGTGCTAACTTACGTTCTTTCATACGTTCGTATTCTTCTGACTGTCCACGTACTTCGTATCTTGCACGCTCTAACTGCTTCTGTAATCGTTTAAGTGATTTACCAGCTTGCACAAGACCGTTAGCTTGAGCACCAAATAATAAAGTTTCTTGTTCATCAAGTAACGCCAATCTACGACCTACAACCCAGTCTTTCCATTCATTAGGCGTCAAACTCATTAATTCATCATAAGGAAGATAGCCTATGTATTGACTGGTTATCTGCCGTATTTCTGAATAATCTAGTAAGGTAGCTCGCCCATGATTTCTTTGTAATTGTTCTTCATGAACTCGATACCGTTCTTCGTAGACTCTTTCTCTTCTTCTTTGACCATAGATGGCGCTGAATTCATTTGTGTCCAGAATAGACGTGATTTCTGCTTGAAAAAACCACTATGATTTAATACTTGCAATGCACCTTGTAATAATTCGATAGAGTCTTGTTTTTCTTCGATAATATCCATTAGTGTTTGTTCGATATCTTCACGTTTAGGTGCGTTCTTACCTAGATAAGCTGTTGCACATTCCCAAAAATCAGCTATTGCGATTGGATCACGTTCTAAAATGCCATTATAAATAGCATTAAAACCAGACACTTTAGTTGTTTTACCATTTTCGTCTTGCTCATCTTTAGCAAATTTCTTAGCCGCTTTATCGAATAAAAAAGTCGCTTTAGCTTCGACTTCTTCTCCGTTGATTTCTAATTCAGTAATAGGATTGAATATATTTTCAGTCATTTTTTTAACCTCTTTCTGTTATTTTGTACAAAAAAATAGAGGGCTTAATGCCCTCGTAAAACTTATGCACCAGCACTAGGTGTACGGTTTTCGTATGAGTCTGTATAAGCTCCCATATCTTCCCATTCAACTGTAGGAGCAGCAGCACTAGGGTTGAGCCATTCTGGTGGTAATGAATCAACAGAACCGTCTGCACTGTTAAATTTAACTTTTGCAGTGATTTCGATTTTGTCATCTTCATCATCAAATGACCATTCGTGTTCTTCTACAATTACATAAGCGAAAGTACCATGATGCTTACCATCACGCTTTTTAACTTCCCAAATCCATAAACGTAACTGTTTGAAATTCTTAACTGACTCTTTTAAAGCTTCTTGACCTTTGTCGCCAGGTACACGGTCAACAGTTAACTTGATTTCTTCTTCTACAGAGTTACGACCGTAGTCTTTTTTGCCACCTGTAATCATTTCAGCTAAATCATTACTGATTGTGTGTCCACCCTCAGCTAAACTAGCTAACAGAATAGCATCTTCTTCTTTTAGCTTGCTCGCTAAATCTTTATCAGCAATTTGTAATGCTGCAATGTATTTATTCTGCGCCATTCGTTACACTCCTTTGTAAAGTATTGTGTCTGTATTTAAAAATAAGCCGAATGATCCCGTGCTTTGTGTACTGATCAATATCAGTAATCACTTCTTGTGTATCAATCCGACTTTTAATGAATGAGTAATGTTCGATTTCAAATTCAGTATTAAGTACATGGCCTAAAAACTGAATAATTTGCGCTGCTTCATCACGATTTCTCGCTTGACTATACACGTGTAAGGTTACGCCTACATCTTCAAACATACTCGTTGTCGTTTCTTTATTAGTGACGTTTGTTTCACCCACAACGATATATGGGTAAACAGCGTCTTTTTGAACGCAATCAAAAACCCTACCGCCTAGTTGTTTACTGACGATAGGGTTGCTCTTTAATTTGTTATATATCTTGTTGAACAGATACCGTTCTACTGATACCCACATATCTTAACCACCTTATGAAAAATACTTATTGAAAAACGCTCTACCTTCATCGATTGCAGGTTCCCAAAAAGGTTGTGCATGTTGTCCTTTAGTTGTGTGCCAATGTCCGTCTGCATCTTTGTAACGCCACGGGATATTCTTTGCACGACTACCACCTGGACCTATCGAATATATTCCTGTACCGTAATTCACGTATCATCTTGTTATCGTAAAGGCTTTTTATCCTTTACTTCTTACAGTCACCTGTAAGTTCGGCGTACATTTTCAACCAATAAAAAAGACAACCGTTATTGGTTGTCGAACACTCTTGCCAGTATTATATTTATTCAACTGGTACGCTCTACGGTGCTTAATAGCCTTCCGCAATCTATTAAGTTACCTCGGTGTTGTCTTTATATTCTCTAATCAAATCTACAAAAGGTATATTGTTTTTCTTGTATTTTGACACTTTGTGTAAAGGTATATTTAATTCATGAGTCCATTGCATTGTAGTTTTTGTTTCTCCATTATATGTGTGATAAACAGAAGTGCGTTTATTATAATACTGTTCTTTCATAGGGATCCATTTACAGTTTGATGGTTCGTAGTTGCCATTAACATCTATTCTTTCTAATGTTAATTTATTGTTAAAGCCATTTTCCTCACTCCAGCGAATGAATTCTTTTAGGTCGTGCCATTCATCACATACTTTAATACCACGTTCGCCGTAATTTTTATAAGCTAACGTGTTAGGGTTTTCGCATCTATTTATCATAGCATTCCATCTTCCATATACTGGATGGTGGGTTAAACCATGCAAATTAGTTTTTCCTAGATTAAGCGGTGCTTTCGTTTTCTTTAAACAACCACACGACTTAGTAGTACCTAAACAATCACTTCTTACAGTCACTTTATTACCGCAATCACACAAGCAGTTCCAATAAGTTTTTCTGCCGGACCTTTTATCTGATATTCCAATTACTTTTAATCTTCCATGCCTCTCATTTGTTTTATCTTTAATATTCATACCTTTTACAAACTGACCTTTATTATTACGTTTCAAATATAATCACCTCATGTATATTATACCTGTACCGTAATCAATATACAACTACACATATAAAGAGTTCCACCGATTTTGCTCGATTTTTAAATTACTGTTGCCAGTAATTGCGACATACGTTTTATCGCATACTCACTACCAATATTAATAACACCTGTTAACCCGCCTTTCTTAAAGTCCATAGAAACACTTTCTCTAAGATAACCGGTATCAACAGGCATGTTACTAACTATTGAATTGTGAATAATTGTTGTTGTCTTGGCTATACCTTTTTTAGCCCATCTAATCGTTTCTTTTTCAAACTCCTCAAGTTCCTTAACTAAATCCCAATTTCCGTATTTAACCTTAGCCAATAGGACATTCTCTCAATCTTGTTAAGTTGATTTCTTGTTGTCCGCCTTGGTCGACAGGTTCTCCTACTACTTCGTAAGTTTTACCGTTGTATTTAAATAAGTTTGTGTTAGTTATTGGCAGGCTGTACGGCGTATATAGGTTTCTGTCGTATGATTGGTTCATTTGATGAAACTTGAGTTGTTCAGATGAAGTAGGCGTATCCATAAATCCTTGTATTGTTTTTTCGCTCTTAAAGCGCTCTTGTTCACGCGGATACTCTCCTACAACCTCTCTTGAGCCTAATTCGATTGTATGAGGAAACTCATTTAATGGATTAAACATGATAACCAGTCCAACGTAAGCGTCTAAATGGTTTAAGGTAACCGTATGTTTCCTTAGGTAGATCAGTAACGAAAGTGTAGCTCACAGTACCCATAGTACGTGAAGAAATATTGCTAGTCGTACCTTGTTTAATACAGTTAGCAATGAATTTCTCTACATTACTAGGTAATGACTTCCTATTGAATGTTTGATTACAATACTCTTCAGCTACATTCAGATACTTTTCAATAAGTAATTCGATTGTTTCGTCATTTGAAGTATCATCGAGTGAGAGATTGTTTAATAATTTAACGTCTTGTGCGTTCATTACTCAACACTTCCTAATGCTTCAATGAGTTCATCTTTTTTCATACTAGAAAAGCCCTCTATTTCACGTTCTTTAGCGAGTTCTCTTAATTCTGATACTTTCATACCTTTTAAGTCTTTGTCGCTCTCTACACGCTCAATAAGGGGCTTGTTTTGACGGTTCTCTTTTGTGGATAGTTCAGTTAATCGTTCATTACTTACATTTAAACCTTTACGAGGGAACGTATCTCCAACGTTATATTCGTAGTTGTTATCTTGTAAGTCTGTGAAGTATTCGATTACTTTATACATACGTCACTACCTCCTTTTATGCGCCTGAGTCTGTAGTTCCAGCGCCTTTAGTTACCTTAACTGCTTTAGATTCGTCATATAAGTATGCTACATAATGTTTATCACTGTATAAAGCAGTTGTTTTAGTTGAAGGATCACGGTCAGTTTCTAAGAAGAAATCACGTTTAGTGATTAATTTAACTGCACCACGTTTAGCTAAAATAGCTTCGCCCTCATCTAATTTCTTAGAACGTACAATAACAGCTCCTAACGCTTCGCCAAACGCACCTTTAACGATAATGTTATCGCCTAATTCAGTAGCGCGAGTGAAGTTATCTGAAGCACTAGAACGTAATTTACCAGCGTCTTTAGGATTAATGAATAATACCATTGGTTCTAAATCTTCATCGTCAAATGTATCAATAGCAGCTTCTAAACCTGCTAATGTACCAATATCTCCACTAACTGTTAATTTCGTGCCTCGTAAAGCTTCTAATACGTCGTTATCTACTTTGTTAGCAATGGCTAAGCCATGTTGACGTACTGCTTCGCCTTGAGGGTCACCATAACCAGATAATAAAGCTTCATCAGTAATATCAGTACCTTTACCGATTTTATGAATTTTAGCTTCACGTCTGTTAGTTTCAATTTTGTCTACAGGAATTTTTTGTCCTTCAGGTACTACTGTAGCGTCACCACTGTAAACAAATGCAGGGAAAGTTAAAGTGTCGCCAGGTTGTCCTACTAGTGTACTGTCAATGTCTGCGAATTGCGCAAATCTCAACTTCTTATCTAATTCTGCTTGCATCATAGGTTTTAATACTTCTGGAACGATTTGTGTACTTTTAGTTGTTGTTCCTTGTGCCATATGTTATTACCTCTTTTCTAATTGTTTATTAGAGCGTCATAAGTCTTTCTATCGTTAACGAATAGATCAGTTCTCTCTGCGACGCTCATGTTGTTAAATTCTTCTTGTGTGACTCCACCATTTACGCTTTTACCGTCATCAGGTGTACGTCCACTTGGTTTACTTTCAGCAAATAAATAAGGCTTAGACTCTTTTAACGATTCAATCGCTTTATCTAAACCTTTAACTTTGCCGTCATCTTGTAGTTCTAGTTCATCTTTGTTGATGAAAGCTAGAATGTCGTCAGCGTCGTTTGCGTCTTTCGCAACAGCTAACTTAACAGCGTTATTCAATTGTGATTCTTGGTACTTAGTTTGCCACTCTGCGTTTTTATCTTTTAATTCATCGAGTTCTTTTTGTAACTCGCTATCATCTTTCACAGAGTCATGTAATTTAGCAATTTGTTCATCACGGTTAGTAATCTCTGCTTTTAATTCATCGATTTCAGCGTTCTTGTCATTCAGTCGAGAACGTGGTACCATACCTGATTTCGATTCATCAATAGCGTCAATCACTTTCTGTTTATCGATTTCACCGTCTTTAAATTGCCCTAATAATGCGTATAAGTCCATATTTAATTGCTCCTTTTACGTTTTTTACGTGTAACGACACGAAAGATTTGTATAAAAAAGAAGCCTTTTAACGACGGTGCTAAGGTCGAGTATTTACTGCTTACGTTTATTCTTCTCCCACTCTCTATAGTTAGTGAAAGGTATTACGCCATCTTTTTTAGTTCTCATCGTTGTAGGTAATTCATCTTCATCTATGTAGTAAAGCAACTTACAACGACAGTTGATGTTCTCTTTTGCGCTAGCTACACCTACAAACAACTTAGGTGCAGGACCTACACAACCACTAGAATGAAAGTTATCTTCAATATCGACTGAAGTGCCGTCTAAGTGTCTGTGTGTATCACGTGTGCGTGTATCTTTAGTAGCATACCAGCGTTTTTTCATATCAAGTCCGTTATCTTTAGCTACCATTGCGCTATCTAATCCAGCTTGTGATAATGCACGACCTGTTTCTGTTCTAGCTACACGCACTGATTGAGCTTTTGACATACCTAAATCATCTCTTAACGCTTTAGCTATCTTAGAATAACCTTCACCACTCATAATGCCTTGTGTTATGTGCGTGCGAATACGTTTCAATGTATCATCACGATGTTTCTGTAACGTAGGTACTAACTTAATAAACTCAATAGGTTGTTCAATTGCCGTCTGTATCGTCTGCGCAGTAGGTATATCGAAGTTCATAGACGTTTGACTCGCTACTTCATACAAAAATAGGCTCATCATGTACTTTTCCATATAGACGTTCTGTTGTGACTGTTTAATAGCTTTAGCAACTTCTCTGTAGTCTTGAGATAACATCTGTCCTATACGATTAAGTTCTTTGTTGAGCCTGTTGTATTTATTAAATTCAGTCCACGTTACTTGCGGTTCATCTCTATCGTACTTTTCGTACATATTCGCAATAATCTGTTTGATTTCTTTCAAACGTTTAGCAAATAGTATTTCGATTTCTTTCTCTGCTTGATTAACCAGTTTATCGATGTAGTTATCTATGTCATTCTGATTGGTTATTTTCGGATTGTCTTTGTTGTTCGCCATTCAATCCCTCCTCAATGTCAGGGAGTTGTTGATTGAGTTCTATGTTTTCTTGCTCTATTCTTTCCATTTCGGCCACAGGATCTTCAACCCAAGCATGGTTAGAAAGAATAGTTTCTTTAGATAATAGCCCTGTAGAATTCATAGCAATTTGAGAGTTTTCTAACTCATTTACCATTACATTGAAGTTGAACGTAATCTCGATGTCTTGCACTTTCACATCTAATCTGTAGAAGTCGATGATGTACTGCAATAATTCTTGTAATGCAGTAAGTGTTTTATTCTTCAATTTATTAGCTTTCAAGTCTAAGTTACTGTACATAAATTTGAGCGCTATACCACTAGGGCTATTACCAAACTTATCTTGTTGGAAGTCTACACCTTGACCAAACTCTATAATGTAATCACGTAACATCTTCGTGTATTCCTTAACAGAGTCGATAGGCACTTCTACTTTAATAGTATCTACACCGGAACCACTTTCCCCTGCAACACTAATTGCTTTGTAGTATTTTAAGTTATGCATGAAGTCTTTCATATCTTCACCTTCATAACCTTTTAAGATATAGATTAACTCTACTGATTCATCAAAAGTGTTTTGTGTGTCTGATAATCGCTTATCTAACGCGTCTATAATTGTTTTATACATGAATAAGTCAGATACTTCTTGTGGGTTGTTCTTGAACGGAATAAAAGGAACACGTCCCCAACTCATCAATTTATTACCTTGATAATAATGAGGTTGTATATGATCTTCACTACGATAGAAATCAGGGATAAGTTGTCCTTCTTTCAACTCATAGAATGTCACATCATCTTTAGTCCAATACTCAACGCGTTCTGCTCCGTCTAATTCATATACACGGATAAACGCTTGCAGTTCATCTCTTTCTTTATTAGTCCAAATAGGTACAGCTTGTTCTGCAGGTACACGAAACGTTTTAAATTCTCCCTCTTCATCTACATAAGGTTGAACCCATTCGATACCTTTATTACTTGCAGCAGTTAATATATCCACTAATTTGTCATCCCACTTGTGATTAAGTGTGTGTTGTATTTGTTTTAATGCTTTGTCATTATCTACACCAAATGTCACAGGATTAGCAACTGCATATGCTACTTTCTGGTCTACTAAGTTTTGATGGTAGTTAGTATACATGCGCCAGTCTGGTTTAGTTTCGTCATAGTCGCCGTTCACATCTCTTTTGAAAGGAGCGTCTAATATATCTGGATGATGATTATAATATCTTTCGCCCATTGTTATATTGTCTATGTTCTCTTTATGTTCTCTAACTAAGCGCAATATCATTTCTTCTTGTGTTTCATACTTCGGTTTAATTTGTTCTATCACTTGTTCGTGATATGGTTTATCCCATGGCCAGTTAATGCTAATCACCTCGTTTACGTAAGTATGCTAAGTTTATTTTGCCTCATGTCACGCTCTAGGGCGTATCTAGTGGCGTCTATCGTGTGGTTGTCTTTATCTTCTAATCTCGGTTTGACATTACCGTCTTTATCAGTTTCATAGTCGATATTCTCAAATTCTCTTGCTATGTTAGGTGTTCTGTTAGGATCTATTACAATAGCTGTTAAATCATCAAGCCATTGTTCCCCGTGTTCTACACTGTCAGGACCTTTTTTCACACCTTTAATTCTCTTGATACCGTGTTCTTGTTTCAGCTCTGCAATAGACTTCGGTTCAGCGCTATCTGCGTATATCTCATCAGATTGATAACCTCTACGTTTTAACCAGTTAGCGAACTCTCTATTGCTTATTTGTACACCATAGTGTTCATCAACTGCATAGATAATACGTTTCTTCTTATCATAGTGCCAACGTACAAATGCTAGTGGATCAGTAGCATAACCAAAGTCAACCGCATTACGTATATTATCGAATGTCTTGTATAAGTCATCAGGTATCTTCTCTATTTGCAAGTTGTTAAACGGTACAACGCCACTACCAATAGCTTCACCCATATATTCCCAACGATAACGTTGTTCGTTACGTTCTTTCGCACTCTCTGCCTCTTGTATAAACTGTTTAGAAATAAAAGGGTTATCTAAGTACGTTGAATGGTGTACGAATGTGTTATCCGGTTGGAATGAGGTTTCGTATTTTTTGTTAACCCACGATTGTTTTCTCTTAGGTGGGTTGTAACTAAAGAAAAACTTGTAGAACAATCCGTCATCTAATTCACCACGTAACATAGAGTTAGTAATTGTAGTGACTTCATCCTCTGTCTTAAATTCTGCTAACTCCTCTATCCACATGATAGAAAAAGGGAACCGACTATCTTTTAACGACTTTAATCGTTCGGGGTTCTGTGCCCCTCTAAAGATAATTCGATTCCCTCTAGGTACATATGTGATTTCCATTGGCGACACTTTAACTTTGAACAGGTGTGACACCTTTTGTTCTTCTATCGCCCACTTAATTTGCTCAAATACTGATGTAGCTAATGTATTATCTGTCTTACGTACTACAACTGCATTCATAGGATAGCGCATGATTAACTGTGTAATGATGATAGATATATCTGAGGACTTACCACTACCACGTCCACCTTTAGCTACTATGTTAAGCTTCTCTCTATCTTTAGTCGCTTTCCATAAGCTATGGAAGTGTTTAGGTAACAGTTCAGATAGGTTAATCGATATCGTCATTGAACTGTACCGTCGCAGTCGTTTCGATTTGTTGTCTTTCTACAGGTGTATATCCTGTACGATCTAATATATCTTTAGAGGCTTGGTAGCGTACTAGTTCGCTTTTAGCGTCTAACAAGTTAATCATCGTTTGTAAGGCTTTCGGTACCTGCTTAGATAAATGCTCTGCTTGGTAACCTTTAAAACCCTCTCTGAATTTATCATTATGCTTCCAACGGGATATAGTAGAACGATTAACGTCAATTTCTACTGCTATCTCTCCCTCTGCTAAATCTGTTTCGTTCTTCAAACGTATATATTCTTGTTGTTTCTTAGTTAATTCTAAGTACGCCCCGAATGTTGCGTTATTTTGCATGTTAGTCATCGTATATTACCACCTACTTTACGTTATACACTCTTTATATTTTAAAAAAGACACTGCGTAAACAGTGCCTAATGATTATGTTTTGTTATTTATTTGAGTTTATGTACTCATGTCACACCTCTATGTCACATCAATACATAAAAAAGTTACCCGTGTGTTCTCACGGATAACTAATTAAGGGAGGAGAAAAATTACATGTCAAGTATTCATATCATCGTATCGGAAGCCGTGTTGTAAGATTCAATTAAACTACCCGCCATTGTGACGGATAGTCAAGCAATCGGATGCGCAACGTCTATAAAGACGATAAGCACTTATCCAATCACTTTGAATTGAATACCCCACCATAGTGCGAAAGGATAAACACTATGTCTTGCGAGGTAATTCTTACAATATCATAATACACTGATTATAAACGGACTTACACACTTCAAAAGTCCACCCCCTACACATAACCTATGAATTCTGCCAATCTATTTATCATCGCGTCACGTCGTCTTAATATACTCGTCTTACTTGTTCCGAAGTAGTCAGCTATATCCTCCCACTCACTACAACCTATTGGACATTCCCAGTATCTCAAACGCATTAAGTCTTGCGTATCTTCATCTGATTCATAAATTAGTTTGTCTACACCTTTTACAATGTTGCGTAAGTTGTTATAACGATTGTCGCTTAACTTCTTAATCGATTCTCTCTCAATAGGATTACCTGGTATATTACTTTTACCTGCTCCTACATTCTCTGGTTCGTGATTTTCTAGTAGTTCATACTCTCTTACTTTTAACTCTCGTCTGTAGCGTTCTATGTTCTTGATATAATCTTCTAACTTCTTTATATCGTGTCGTTCAATCGTTATCATACTTACCCTCCATTCTCCAACTTATCTCTTAACACTTCAATTTCATACTCTTTCACTTCTAACTGATGTTTTAGATCATTCTGTTCAAGTATAGAGCCAAATAGTAGTAAAACTAATATAATGATTGCTATTACGCCCCACATTGTTTGACCACCTCTAAATTAGGTTTGTGTTCTAGTACACGTCCGTTAAAACTACATGCATCTTCTTTAGCTGAATATAAATCGTCGTAAGATAAAGCTTCAAATACATTGTCAGTGATTATGCATGTGTTTCCATAACTACCTATATATTTTTTCACTAAATATACTCCTTTTTTTAACTCAACCACGTATTTGCCTATGTTGTTTTTATTATCCTTATTTTTCAACCAAGATACCTCTCTTTCTAAATGTAACTTATCTAATTGCAATCCATGTTTATCTTCCTGTAACTCATTAACTCTTTTCTCTGCTTTAATCCACTTATATATAGCAAAAATACACAGTACTAACACAATTATTACCGATGAAAAACTTATCCAAATCACTTTAATAACCTCCATATATGCCATTTAAATGAGCGTGGTCATTCTCGTCAAAGTCCTTAGGTACTTCCACCTCATCGTTTGCAGTCAACTTGTAATAAACTTCTCTGCCAATCCACTTACCTAACTCGTACATTGCGATAGTGAACCAAATTTTTAATATTCGTTTAATCATCTTATCCTCCTCATATATCTTCATTGCCTTTTCTTTACTCTCTGCATTAATCACAGTTGCCGTCTGATTATCTTTAAGCTTTGCTACATGTCTGTGTTGTATACCTGTTGAATCTGTGAATGTTGTGATTAAGTATTGTGTCACTTACCAAGCACCTCTTTACTCTTTCTTTTTAAATTTCAAAGTCACTACATCTCTAAAATGTTGGTTTCTTGTATGAGTTTCTGAAAGTTTATAATTAGTTATCATTTCAATAACTTCATAATCTACTAGGTTCAATCGAGATATATGAATATTAGTTTCATCTTTTCCGTCAAATAATCTTTTTAATATTTTTATTGTCGGTTGTTCAAAGTCTTTCACTTCCCTAACACCTCTTTCACTATTTCGTATATGTCTTTAGTATCCTGTTGATCCAAACCCTTGCTCTCCTCTTTCCGATTCATTGCTAAACTCCTCTACCTCTTTTAACTCTGGCGTCCAAATAGGCACGATAACTAACTGTGCTAGTTTGTCGCCTTTATTGATTTGGTAAACAGTTTTATTGAAACTATTATTTCCTTGAATAAAGTCTCCTTTTATATTCAATACACTGACCACATCGTCATCTAATTGCCCGTCTAAATCATCGTATATACTCATGGAGTTATCTTGTTCCATATCATTCTTAATATTAATCCCTAAATTACCTTGATAGCCGGCGTCAATCTTGCCTGTTTCAATCACTAAATGTGTCTTGCTACTTACACCACTTCTTGAAGTTAATAGCCCTACATAACCCTCTGGAATGTTTACTGCTAAATCTGTTTTAATAACTGCTTTTTCCTGTGGCTCAAGTATTACTGTTTCTGCCGAATAGATATCGTACCCAGCATCTAATCTATCTCTCTTCGGCATAGTCGCATTTTCTGTTAATAATTTAATTTCTAGTTCTTTAGTCATTTATTGTTCCTCCATTTTCTACTAAACTCTTTGAATTACTTTCAACAATCTTGTCGTACAGCTCCGCCTTACGATATACTTCGTTAATCTCTTTGATTAGTAAACACCCGTCATGCCCTGTAAAAGCTGTAGAAGATACTATACAGCGTTGAATAAACTCTCTATTGTTCATTGCAAGCCTCCAAATCATTTAGTAAGTTATTAAAATCGTTAGTACCGTCGAGTTCGTCCATGCGTTGTAATTGTTGTTTTACAACTCTCTTACCAACTAATATATTTGCTATCTCATCAGTTAGCATATTGTTTGTAATATTATTACTTTCGCCATGAAGTTCAATATACTTTTGTGTTAATTCGTCTTTTAGCGTTGTCCACTTATTGTCTTCCATTGTGTATCACTCCTTTAAATTTATAATTACATGACAGATGTTTTGAAATATTGCATTTGGCTCTCTATCTTTTAATGTCCCGTTAACGATTAAATCATCTATCTCATCAAACGCCTTTGCTTTCCTTTTTGTTTCTGCCATATCATTGATGAGTTCATCACGTTGTTTCTTGTAAGCGTCACGTTCTTTCTTTAATTGTTGAATATCATCAGTCCATTTTTGTACTTGTGATCCATGTACAACGAATTTCGGATCTTCTGCCATTTACTCGTCCTCCAGTAAATTTTCATCTTCAAACACATTACCTACAACACTACATTCTTTAAAAAATATTGTTTTTTCAGATGTTGGCAAATCATAATAATATTTATATTCTTTAGCAATCGTACTGTCCTTTACCATAAAGTTTTCCAAAAAATACCTTTAACCTTATCTATAATTACCTGTGCTCTATTTATTGTTTCAACTATAGCTTCATCATCGAATGGATAACAAAAAGATTCATCCTCAAATTCGATGATGTCCCCCTCGTATATCTCTACACCGTTCTTATCTTTTAAGCCTGTTGATTGCATTAATACATAATCTCTAACTAAATCCTTTGTAATTCCGTATATCGAACCGTCATTAACTTTAACCCATTCATCTTCGATATAAATCGTTTCTACGTTCCACATTTTATTTTCTGTTTTATCCCACGCTCTAAATTTAATCAATGATTTCCCCGTCCTTCCAAATTAAAGTCATTGTATTTCCTTCTCTTATCCAAAATTCTTCGCTAAGATCACTTTTTACTTTTGAAATAGGTACATTTTTATGCTTTAAATAATTGTTTAATTTTGTGTGTTCATAAAAACATTTAATTACTGTATCCTCTGTGATCTCTTCCAGTGCGACTTCTTCTTCAACTTCTAATGTGAACGCTTCTTCTTTTTCATTGTAAGTAATATAATTTTCTGTTTTTAACTTCGGTTTAAGTAAGTTGTTGTATCCACCTTCTGTTTCTATATAAAGAGTAAACTCTGTTTCTTCAAGATCTAATAGATACTTTATAAATTCTTTAGGTTTTAACGTTACTTTCTTTTTTATTTTTACCATTCATCATGCACTCCTTATTTATTGGTTTGGTAATCCATAACTCATTAACTCGTTATATAATATGTCATCTCGTAATTCATCTATTAAATTACTTACCTCTTTATGTGTCATAGCTTTTATTTCTTTACGACTATAATCAATAAGTGAAGTTTGTTTTTGCAGACCCCTAACATATTCCACTTGTTTATCTGTTGCCATTCCTTACACACTCCCTGTTCTTTTTAATATCGTTCTCACTAACTTTCATCGTCACTCTGTTTTCTGCTACCTTAACCACAAAGCCGTTGATACCTAACTTGCGTAATTCCTGTTGTATCTGGGTAGGTGTCTTGCCTCGTGTGTTATATCTGTATCGTTGGTTGATTGTGTCGGATAGTATCATGCATTTACCTTCTCGTACTCATCAGCCCACATGTACATCAACCCGTCACTCACATATCTACGGTTGCACTTTCTAGCAATGTTGCGTCTGTCGATGAATAATACTTTTCCAGCTTCTACTGTACTTGCGAATTCTTCTACAATTTTGTTGTCGCTATCCACTAGGTATACTGGTTTGGATACACCTTTATTTCTGCGATACAATCTATATTTCTGTAATGTAGATTGGAATAAGTTATCTGAAATAAAGTTGTTGTATCTACTATCTTTCGGATATGCGTGCAATCCGTTTTTCAAGTTACCGATAAACGTTTCATACACAATATCTGCTGCACGATACTTCTTATTCTTATAAATAACTGTGAAAATACCCTTACAACCATTCGCAAATTTGTATTTCCCATCAGGTCTTTTCATTCTGCCTAAGTTACTTACATATAAGTCGTACTTCTCGCTATACTTCCAAATTTCATCTTTTGCTACAACTCTTTCGTTAAACTCCTGTTTCTTATTCACTCTCGGCATGGTGTCGGTAAAGAAGCACTTCAACTTATCGTTATATGTGCCACGTTCCTTTTGGTACCACAATGTATTGAGAGGAATACCTGTAATATTGTGTAAATGAGATAGGTTTGTTTTAGTCACCGTGTGGCTAAATGGCTCGTACATATACACCATAATTAACCCTCCCACTTCTCAAATGCTCTGTTTAAATACCAACGCGCTTTATCTAAATCTTCTTTTCCATTCTTTCGATTAGCACGACTGATATATTTGATTGCATTACCAATCGCAAATGCTAACTCTGGTTTGTAATCTTTAGTGACTTGCTCTATGAAGTCTATAATTTCCATATCTCCATACGTGTAATGCGACGGGTGGTTAACCTTGTCATCTAATGTCTTTTTAGTTCCTTCATTTCCATTAGGTAATGAGTAAAAATCATAACAATCATCAATAGTCCAAGTTCTCCCGTCAATTGCTTCTACATCAGCAACCCATTTATCCATATCAAGACTTGACTGAACTAAACGATAAACATTTTTTATTTGCACTGTAATTTCAACACCGTTAACTTCTTGGATTCTGATTCTATCGCCTATAATCAAATCTTTAATGCTCATGATCTAACCACCTTTCTAGGGAATATGTCATTCTCCATAAGATGCTTGCACCATTCACCACGAGGGTGTTTTTGAGGCACTGTGAATAAATGTGGTTTCTTACGTTTCAACTCTTGTAATCTACGTTGTGCCATTCTCTCTTTATAACTAGCGATTCCGTCCTCTTTAGGTTTTAAACTATCCCATTCACTACGTCTTACTCCCAAAGGAGCTTCTATTGCATCTTCAAACTTCCAACCAGAAGCTAATCTTTGTCTTAAGATATCGGGATTGATATCTGCTTCTTTCATTTTCTCTACTACATTAGGTGTAATAGAGAAGTATTTATTTTTAACTCTCATTTTTGTTGCTTCCATTTATTCCACCTCTATTAATTCAACTAGTTTAAAATCTTCGCTCATCAACTCTTTGTCAGGGTTCTTACTGATTAAATCTAAAATTCGCTCTTTTTCTTCATCTCTCGTAATATGATTGTTTATCCATACTGGATATTTACATCTCACTTTGAGTGTCGCTTCAACTTCAATTGTTTCTTCTCTGTTAGCCATTGCTCATCACCTACCATTTCGCCATCTTTCCAGATGAGTTCAACCGTTCCGTCATCGTTTACTAGATGGATAGTTCTTATATCTAGTGAATGTTCAGGATTTCTATCAGTTAATTGTTTAACCGAGCAATTTTCATGAACGACCGCCACGTCTCTGCCACTTTTTCGATCAAAAGAAATTTCTAAACATTTAGGGAGTTTTGTTTCTTCCGTAACTTCTTCTTCGATTTCTACCGTGTAAGTATTGTCATATGGGTAATAACTCACAAATTCATTTATAGTTACTTCTGGTTCGAATGAAAATATTTCACCATCACTCGTATAACCGTTTAACTCTACTGTTGTTTCTTCTTTTTTTAATAAATACTTTAAAAATTCTTTAGGTTCTAATGCTACTTTTCGTTTAATCTTTACCATTCTTCTTCTCCTTTTTGCGCTTTCTGCGTGCTTTTAATAGTTCTTCATACGTTATCCACTCTTGACCTGTATATTTAGGTGCTTCACATATCCATGTAAGTGGTATATCTCTGTTTTGATACCTGAACATCTTCGCTTTCATCTTCGCTACTGGTGTCGGCATACCTTTTACATCTATAACTTCCAGCAACTTGTCGTCTTTCCATAAAGCAAAATCTGCTACATAATAAATAGGTTTGTTTCCATCAAATTTAGGTTGTAATTCATACTTAGGTTGCAACTCGATACGACCATATCCATCACCTAAGTTACGTTCTAAATGTTGGTAGTAGTCGCATTCAATTTTGCTATCGAACACAAAACCTTTATATTCAACTTTTTTAGAATTGTATTTACTCAAAACTCCACCTCAAAATAATAATTCGTTAATTGTCATCTGTTGTTGCAATTCTTCTTTTCTGAAAAGCTTATGTTTGCGTTTCAGTTTTTCTAGCTCATCTTTCGTTACCGTTCCTGAAAATGTGTTTCTAAAGTGTATGCCTGCATAGTTACCTAGTTTGAATGTATCTTCTCCTAACGGCGTTACACTGCACATCTCCCAACCGTCAATCTGATATAACGTGTATTGCTTTTTAAGTCCGTCGATAAGTCCCATCTGGTTGCCTCCACTTCGTTTCATTCATGATTAATTCTTTAACGCTTTCGTAATCGTCAAAAGGTTTAATGGTGCCGGCGTCAAGCAACCTATTAATTGCCCACCCAGACTCAATTAATATTTTGGCTATGATTGGATCTTCTTTATAATCCTCTCGATACATAAAACCTAAAAGTTGCTGATACTCATAAACTTTCATCCATAAAACCTCTGCGTTTTCTTGTAGAAATCAAGGTGTGCCACCCCTGTTTCTCCGTCTTTATTTTTAGAAATAATGAATTCAATTTCCGACTTGCCTGTAATGTTGTCTTGTTGGTCTTGGTCGTAATAATCGTCACGGTATAAGAAGAAAATCATATTCGCGTCTTGCTCTATTCCTCCTGCTTCTCTTAAATCAGACATCATCGGACGCTTATCACTACGACTTTCTACACCTCTACTTAATTGAGATAGTGCGATAATGATACAACCTGTTTCTTTAGCTATAATTTTTAAATCACGAGAAATCTTTTCGACTTCTAACCGTCTATCACGTTGAGGTACATCTGATTGCATGAGTGTAAGATAATCAATAAATATAACGTGAGGTTTATCTGTTTTTTGAGATGCGACTTCTCTAACGTCTTGTGGTGTCATTTGTGCTTGGTCCTCAATCTTTAAAGAATTACATTTTTTAATTTGATCTATAGCAGACATTACCGATGAAACTTCATCATCATTTAATCCGTTACCTTGCTTAATTTTAGATAGTGGGATATTTGTTATTGTTGCAACTAATCGTTCAACGATATTGTTACCTCCAGTTTCTAAACTAAAGAACGTTGTAGGGTACCCACGCTGCGCGATATTCCACATCATCGTTAATGCAAGAGAAGTTTTACCTAACGAAGGTCTTGCACCTAATACATTCAACTGACCTGGTTCAAAACCAATGATTTTGTTATCTATAGAAGCAATACCAGTTTTAATAAATTGTTTTGGTTCATCAGATAGAATATTTTCTACAACTTCAGCTAGAAAACTATCAGTAGCGTCTGCTTTTTTTATTGTCATACCTTTTAATTTCTCTAATTCCTCTACCAAATAATTAAAATTTTCTTTATTCGGCATTGATTGATACTCTGTCAGCTTCTCACGAGCTTGTGACAAAACGTATTCTTGTAATAGGTTCAATTGATCGTCCATAAAAAACGCCTTGTCAGTGCCATCTGAGTTGTATAAACGACCTAATCGGTCAGTAGATATAAATTCATTATCATCACGACTTTTAAAGTAGATCTGGTTTACATCGACCTTCCCTTGCTCTAGTGCATACTCAATGAACACTCTTAATTTTTCATCAGTAAACATTTCAGGTTTCAATCTGAATTTACTTAGTAACTCTGGGTTACGCATGAGGTTAGATATAATAGATTCTTCGGTACTCAACACATCAATACTCATCATCTAACCCCCAATCCTCTTTCATCTTTTGCCATTGTTTTCTTAATTGTTGCCTTCTCTCTCTAAACTCTTTATCGTGTTGCATTCTATATTTATCAGTTTGTTCTTCTGGTATCACTGCGCTTTTCATTTCTGGTGGTTTGCGATCAATAATTTGTGCAATCGTAGGTTTATAACGACTTTCTCTAACATATTTCTTTGTTTTGTGTAGTGTTCTGTCGAAATCCCCATATTGTGTGAGTTGTTCTACCCAAAGATTGTACTTAATTTTATTGAATTTCATATCGTAGACATTATTTATTAACTCTAATATTTCAATTGCCTCCAGTTCAGTCATTGACATAATGTCTAACCTCCTAATAGTTCCTGTTTCTTCTTAGCTAGGTAATCATCTTCTTTATTGTTTCTAGGTTTAATCTTAGATATTGCTTTTTCTTTAGTATTGACACCGTCTTTATTCCAGTTTTCTAATACTTTGATAAGGTAGTTAACACCTTTGCTATTTTCTCTGCAGTAATCAGTAGCTACAGTAACGATCTCTAGTTTGTTATCTTTAAAATCCTTTATAGCTTCTTCTAGTTGTTGTGCTTTTAATGGATTTTGTATGATTTCTAAGTTATTACTAATATATTGGAATAATTTTGATGTCTCGTCTGTCACATTATTAGTGTTTTTATTATTAGTTAAATCATTATTAGTACTATTATTATTAGTAGTTTGCCCTTTTCGGTTTTCCGTTTTTCCGTTTGCCGATAATCCGTTTGCCGATAATCCGTTTGCCGAAAATGGCATTTCGGTTGGCTTTTCATAAACTAAGTATTCGTACCCATTAAAAACGCCATTGTCAGTCCTTTTTTGTATTCTATGAACATACTTACTTTTTATTAACTCTTGTATGCCACTGTTTATAGATTTCTGACCGTCGTTCATATGCTTAACTACTTCCGATGTGTATATTTGCCAATTATCAGGTCTACTTAAGAAGTAAAGTAGTATCCCTTTTGCTTTGGCACTCAACTTATTATCAAAAACAAAAGCTTTATGGACTGTTACGAAATCCCCGCTTTCTTTTATCGTTCTAAAGATCGCCATCTTTTTCACTCCCCGTACAATAGCCATTCAGGTGTTGTTTTGAATATGAATGCTATCAATTTTATTTTTTCAAGATTAGGAATTCTTTTGCCTTCTTCCCATTGTTTTATAGAGAAAGGAGATACATACAAGATTGCACCGAATTCGTTTATATCAAAATTTCTTTGTAATCTTATTTGTTTGATTCTATTAGCAATTTCTTTCTTATTTTCTTTAGTTATTACTCTCGAATTCATTTTTAGCTCCTTTCAGCATTTTGTTTAGTCGTTCATCCACATCCACCCAACTGTCTGTTAGGTGATATTTGTTATTGAATGTGTCCATTCCTATTTGGTGCTGTTCGTTGTGATGAGATCTACATAGAGCTAACACTTGATTTCCGAAATGATTAATCTTCGTTCTATCTCTGCCACGTCCTACCGCAAATCTATGTGCTAAGTCGGAATGTGGTTTACCACAGATAACACAGTTACGATTGACCGTTGACCAATAAAGGAACGCTTTATCATTTTTGAGTAGGTCACTTGTCTTATAATTAAGTGGTATATTGTTGTGAAACACCCAATCGAGAATAACTTCTATAATTTGTTTAGCTTGTTCTCTTGTGCAGTCGCTCAATGAGAGGCGTTTTTCATAGCCGTAGAGGACTTCTACGTAATCCATGAACAAATACCTCATATAGTCACGGGGTTGTCCTGTATATGCTTCTATGTCGTTACAGAGCGCAAATACTTTTCTACGTTGCTTATCTGTAATCTTGAATGGATCTACAACTCTTACATCTGCTTCCACTTCGTAACCATTGTCTAAAAGTAAAGACGTTTTGTTATCTAGTTCTACTCCTTTGATGACTACAGTAGTTGTACCGTCATCTTCTGTAATGTAGTTTTTAATTACTACCATCTAATCAGTCCAATCAGAACGGCAACATATCATCGGTAATGTCAATAGGTCCATTTGCATTTGCGAATGGATTTTTACTTTTTGTCTGTGTAGTATGTTCTTGTTGTTTTTGAGGTTGGTTGTTACCTTTGCTATCTAAGAATTCAATTCTATTTGCAATCACTCGTACTACTGAACGATTGTTACCTTCTTTATCTTGGAAACGGTCTTGCTTCAAGTTGCCTTCGATTAAAACTTTGCTTCCCTTACCGCAATAGTCGTTTAATAGTTGTGCAGTTTTGCCAAACGCTACGATGTCAAAGAATGATGTGTCATCTTTTTTGAATGGATTGTCCACTGCCATAGAGAAGTTAGTTACTTGTGTTTGTCCTGCTTGTTTAAGTTCTAAATCTTTAGTGATACGTCCTGTTAAAATAGTTAAATTAGTCATTCGAATTCTCCTTATCTAATTGTTTTAGTCCTGCATCTAGTTTTTGATGTGCATTTGCTATATCTTTTTTAGTAACTTTGTTAATGTTTTGAATACCTAACCAACGCATTGTTTTGTCTAGCGTTGCGTCTCTACCTTTTTCTTGAGATAAAGTTACAAACTGGTTGATACGTTCTTCTAATTCTGTAATGTCATTGTCGTTAGCACTTGGAACTTCTTCACCGTTATATATATAAAGGCCTAGACCATGTAATGCTGCAGCTTTAACGAAACAACGTTTTTGAGCTTTATTAATATCGAACGTTGTCGCGCTACCCTTTGCTAAAGATTTGTTTCTAAAATCCAATACTGGAAGCCATTCTGTTTCAGTTTGTCCTTTTACAGTTACTGACACTTGTACGAAGTAACCCTCTGGAGTAGCTAAATAAGGTACAAAATAGTTATCTAGTGGTACATCAGGGTGTACAAATTCATGTGTTTTAATACTGTAGTTGCTGTCTATCTTCTTTAATTCTTGATGAGCGTATGACCATGCTAGGTAGGTTAATCCGTTTTTCTTTTCTACATGATCGTTTACATCTTTCTGATTTAACTGATTAAATAATGTTTCTTCAGTCATACTCAACCTCCTCATATTCAGTTGTTTCAGTTACTTTCTTTTTAATTGCTCTGTGCTTAGTCATGTCGATACTCATATCTTCTAGTCCTGCAAATTCTCTTGCTCTCCGTCTATCTCTTGAATAAGAAGTATCTTCTTCGTTGTTAGGTTTATTAGTGATATACAGGTCGAAAGGAGCGTCTTTCAATTTAATTAGATAGGTCACTGTTTCTTTCAATGCCAACCACTCCTTTATGCAGCATGTCGATTGTTCTATTCATGACTTTAATTGTTTCACTTTGTGTTTCGCATGATTCTATAGCTTTTCTGAAATCTTTTCTAAGTTCAAAATATCTATCGCACATATCTTCGTAACGTTTGTTTAAATAATCGTAATCGCTTTGCAAGAAATCTAAATCTATTTGGCTTTTGATTAGTTGAGAGTATTCTTCTCTAGTCAACTTGACTGTGATTACCTCTTCCATTTCTTTCCTCCTGTGCTATAATAAGCATGTAATGTTTGTAATTCTTTCGATTTCGACTGTTACTTGTTGGCGCAAGTTTCAGTCTTTTTTGTTATCTCAAGCCACTTTTCCCAGAAGAATGTGCTAAAGATTAGCGTTAAGATCGCAATTCCTAATACTGTTGTGAAACCACCTCCTAAAAGTAATGTGATGATCATTGCGATAAACATCGTCATGTAACTTAGTAAGTACTTCATTTATCATCCTCTTCTTTCTCTTCTTTCTCTTCTTTCATTTTTAAAAGTTTTTCTATATATCCTCTTTCTAATGCGAAATCAAATAACATTTGTTGGATGTGTTCAGGCATAAAAACCATTCCTTTCGTGTATAATCACCTCTAAGGAGGTGTTGTTATGAGTAAAATTAAACCGGATGAACTACAAGAGCTTTTTAACCAACGTAATGAACGCGCTAAAGAATTGATGGACATATTTAGAAATGAAAATCCAGATAATAACCCTTTAGTAATTAGTGGTTATAAAACTCGTGCTGTTAGAGAAGCTAACGACGAAATGCTTTTTCAACTTTTAGAAAAACTAGATTTATTAGAAAACGGATGAATTTGAATTCTTTACATTTTGTTTGTTAACAATTTTAGTTATTTTTCTTTCATCAATTTCTGAAATTACATTTATCTTTGGTTTCTTAGCACTTCTAATCTCCTCCGCCAAGATGACGATTAGGAGTGCTATTTTTAGTTTCTTTAGCATTGCTAAGCCTCCTTTTCTATTACTGGTAAAATGTCATGTTCTTTCAGTAACTCGTAGATGAATAAACGGCCTTTTTGCGTCCACTTGGTATTCATTCTTACTGATGTACTCCCATCTTTATGCTCGATTTCTGTAGTTGATGAATGTGTGTAACCTTTAGCGTGTAGGTTAGAATATAATAACCACTGTCCAGATTGTTTATATTGAACTTTCAGTTCATGCAGTAACTTGTTTAACGCTTGAGCCGACATTCCGTAATCTTTAGCAATCTGACCCACTGTAACTAAACTTTTATTGTTTAAAATTGTGTCTAGATAAGATGCTTTAGGTTCGTATTCGGCAATCTTTTGTTTTTGCATACTGTTTTCTAGTTGTAACTGTTGTTTCTCTTTTTGTTCCTCTATCCAAAGTTCAGCACGTTTGACTGGATTCTCAATCATGTAACTTGCGATTGGATGAGAAATTTGGCGTTCCATTTCGTTAAATTTATTGATATACGCCATCTTGAAATCGTTATGACCTTGAATATTGAACATGTATAAAGTGAAACCGTCTTTAGTTAGTAAGTATTCTTTTTGTTTTCGACCTCTTGAATCTTTATATTCACTAGGGATAATTAATGCGTCCACATTTGGACTCATTAAAAGTTTTTCTAAATCTCTTTTTACATGTTGATGTTGTTTTTCTAATTCGCTCGCTACTACTCGACTAGAAACTACTGCCCCTAATTCCGAGTTGTTTTCAATTTGTATTTTTTGTAATGCTTGCATATTGTTTATGCTCCTTTCTGCTATACTCCTTTTAAGGAGGTGATTTATATGTCTGATAAAGAAATTGCTTTAGAGTTAACTAAAAGTTACTTGAATCATTTGAATGCACGAGTGAATAGTAATAACGCTAACCATTCACACACAAACGTTGAAAACATCAATAAAATGTATCAGTATTTTTATAACTTAGTTTCTAATCTAGATAACTCTGGTAAATAGTTTTGATTTTGGAGATATAAGAGGTCAATTGTCGTTAGCAATTCCTCTTTGCTCCATTTTTCTTTTTCTGCTAGTTCGATGATTTTTACTGCTATTTCATGAATCTTTTTTAAATCTTTCATTTAAATTCCTCCTTAATTTGTTTGTCGTTCTTTTGTTGACGTTTTGGAAACTACATGTGTAAAAAAAATACCGCACTTATCTTGTGGTAATTCTAATACTTCGATAACCTTTGCTAAATCGTCAACGTTAATTCTAATATGTCCGTTTTCTTTTTTTGAATAAGTTCCTGGAGTCATTTCTAATTTTTCTGCCATCTCCGAAAGAGAAATGCCTTTAGCAATGCGTTCAGCCTTCATTCTTTTAACGTTGAACTCATACATTTTGTCACCTCCTTTTTTGAAGTTAATTCAATCTTAAACTCTAGTTTCCTAATTGTCAACAATAATCCTGAAAAATATTTTTTACTTTCTTAAAATACTAGTTGTTTCCTATATGGAAAAGTGATAATATACTGTTATAGACAAAACGGAGGTAAATTTAAAAATGAGAACTTCAGCAGAAATAGGTAAATTAATAAAACAACTACGTAAAGAGAACAATATAAATTTAACTGATTTTGCAACTAAAATAGGTGTTAATAAATCTACATTATCAAGATATGAAAATGGTAGTAGAAAAATACCTATGGAAGATATAGCTGAAATCGCAAATGCATTGAATGTTACCCCAGAAAGTTTATTACTAAAAAATAAACAACCAGAAACTGAAATACAACATCGTGCAGCTCATCTTGAAGCTGAATTAACAGATGATGAATGGCAACGTGTTCTAGATTATGCAGATTATATAAGAAGTAAACGCAAATAAAGGGTGTTTTTATGGGGTTATATGAAAAAATGTTAATAGAACATGATTATATAGAAGTCAGAGAGACAGATGTTATGCCTAATGACTTACATGGTCTATGGTTAGGTGATTTAATTTTAATTAAGCGAAACTTATCAGAAATACGAAAAGCCGAAGTATTATACGAAGAACTAGCACACCATAAACTTACATATGGAAACATCTTAGATCAATCTAAATTCAACAACCGCAAATTTGAAAACTACGCAAGGCGTTACGGATATGAAACCGCTCTACCTTTGCGCATTATTGTGGAAGCGCATAACTATGGTGTTAGTAACTTATATGAATTAGCTGAATATGTTCAATTAAGCGAAGAATATATATCAGAAATATTGAAACATTACAAAAACAAATATGGCATTGGAACTAACTACGGAGAATACTTAATTACATTTGATCCGTTAAGAGTTTTTAAATATAAAGAAATATAAAAAAAGGAGAAATGTAGAATGAAAGAACCGCCGCATAATAGACTTACATTTAAAGAGAGTATGACAGAAGGCAAATATCTGACGACAATAACTAAAGAAGATAAAATTCGTTATAAAAAATTATCTGTTGAAGAAAAAAGAAAAGTATTAAATGATTTCAACGCTTCTACACCGCAAAAGGACGACAAAGTTAGCTTATTCGATTATATGAAACGCACTATGTTAAAACATGGTTTAGACGAAGTGACTTCTATTACAGAAAATGCTGTTTTAAAAAACGAACCAGGCAAACATATCGACAGTTTTATGACGAGATTGAGTAGTTTTTCAACAACAAAAGATGGAACAACTGTTTTCACATATGAGTTAATCAATCAAAACTTTGTTGTTATAAAAATATTAGATGAACAACTGAAACAAAATAAAAAAATAATAGAACAAAATAATGAAATCATCAGTTTACTCAAACAAATAGCTAACAGAGGAGAAATGTAGAATGAAAAAGGTTCTTTTTTTAATTTTTGCTAGTTTATTAGTATTAGGTGCATGTGGACAAGATGAGGACAAAAACAAAGAAGATGATGCTAAAAAGGTTGAAGTTAAAAAGACGAAAGAAAACAAAAAAGATAAACAAAGTCAATCTAAAGAACAAAAACAAGAAAAACCTTATAACAATGATGATGAACCAATTTTAAATGATAACAGAAATGCAAACGACAACAATTCAAATCAACGGAACAATAAACAAAATCAAAATGTAGATAAAATTGATAACAATGCGTACAACCAACAGCAAAACGGTCAAGTAAATCAAAAAGAAAATACAGAAAATGGACTTGACCCAAACTTCGTACGACATAATGACAACATGGTAAAAGAATGGCAAAATCAAATGCGAGAACACAACGAAAACTTTAATCCTGAATCTGGTGGAGATTTGTATAACGTCGAAACCGGTAACTACGTTGATGATGAATAAAATTATGGGGTAGTCCACCTACCCTTATTATTTTTTTACTTTTTTAAGGGGTGATGAATTATGAACGTAGCTATTTACGTTCGTGTCAGGTCAGTACATTAGAACAAAAAGAACATGGTTATTCTATTGAAGAACAAGAAAGGAAACTCAAATCATTTTGTGAGATAAACGACTGGAGTGTGTCAGACGTATTTATCGACGCTGGTTTCTCTGGTGCTAAACGTGAACGACCAGAATTACAACGTATGATGAATGATATTAAACGATTTGATTTAGTCTTAGTATACAAGTTAGATAGGCTTACACGTAATGTACGTGACTTATTGGACTTACTAGAGATATTTGAACAGAATAACGTAGCATTTAGAAGCGCTACTGAAGTGTATGATACATCTACAGCTATGGGAAGGTTATTCGTTACATTAGTCGGTGCTATGGCAGAGTGGGAAAGAGAAACCATTAGAGAACGAGTGATGATGGGAAAACGTGCAGCAATTAAGCAAGGCATGATACTTACACCACCACCCTTTTATTATGATCGTGTAGATAATACTTATATTCCTAATGATTATAAAAAAGTAGTCTTATGGGCATACGACGAAGTGATGAAAGGTGTTAGTTCAAAAGGTATAGCTCGAAAATTAAATGATTCAGATATACCACCTCCTAATGGTAAAAGGTGGGAAGATAGAACAATAACAAGAGCGCTAAGAAGTCCTATAACAAGAGGTCATTATACTTGGGGAGATGTATTTATAGAAAACTCTCACGAGCCTATTATTACCGAAGAAATGTATCAACAAATAAAAGAAAGATTAGAAGAACGGATCAATACTAAAATAGTCAGTCACGTATCAGTATTCAGAGGTAAATTTATTTGTCCGAGATGTGGTGGCACATTAACACTGAATACAGTGACAAGAAAGAGAAAGAAAGGTTATGTTACCTATAAAACGTATTATTGCAACACATGTAAAGCTAAAAAGGAGAGTTTCGGTTTTTCAGAGAATGAAGCATTGAGAGTGTTTCGTGACTACCTATCTGAATTAGATTTAGACAAATACAAAGTAAAGACAAAACAAAACGATGATGTTGTTACTATTGATATAGATAAAATTATGGAACAACGTAAAAGGTATCATAAATTATATGCTAAAGGGTTAATGCAAGAAGAAGAATTATTTGAATTGATTAAAGAAACAGACGAAACAATCGCAGAATATGAAAAACAAAAAGAATTAGTACCCAGAAAATCACTAGATATAGATAAGATAAAAAAATTCAAAAATGCATTGTTGGAATCATGGGAAATATTCTCGTTGGAAGATAAAGCAGATTTTATTAAAATGGCTATTAAATCTATAGACATAGAGTATGTAAAGCTTAAGAACAGACATTCCATTGAAATAAAAGATATAGAATTTTATTGATATAAGTACGGAAGTATAGACACT